CATCTTCTTTTCTTTTTTCCCTTACCTATAATATCTTTTGCAGCTTTTTTCTTCCATCGCTTTCTCTCTATATCATCAGGTTCCTCCGCTTTGTAATTCTCCATATCTGTCTGTACATCATTTAATAATTCATATATATTACTGCTCATAACTGTTCTCTCCTTTCTGCCCCGAAAACAATTTCCTTATTTTCCGTTTTCCCCTGGAAACTCTGTTATATATCACATCTTTTTTCATTCCGGTCTGCCGGCTCACTTCCTCCGGTTCCATCTCATCCACATAAAGCTTCATAAATAACTCTCTGTCCTCAGGATTCAGACAACTGAGCATTTCTTCCATCTCTTCAGACAGTTCTTTCTCAATCAGTTTCAACTGCTCTCGGTCCTCCTCTCCAGCTACTACATCATCCAGATTCTCCGCCTGTTCCCTATTCAGATACTTTCTCTTGTAGTCTATGGCTTTATATCTGGAGATACCTGCAATCCAGTTTGTAAAACTGCTTTTCTCGGCTCTGTAAGAATTTATATTTTCCCACACAGCCAGGAAAACGTCATTGATACACTCCTCCTGATAATACTCCAATGAAAACAGATGTTTTTTTATCACTGATTTTACAATGCGTCCATAATTGTCGATCACATATTCTAGAGCCTTTTCGTTCCGGAACTTTAACTGCTCTACAAAGTTGTCTTCATTTATTCTCATAAGCTTTCACCCGATTCTTTTTTCTTTAACGGCCGTTACACTATATACTTCGTATCTGTGTACAGGATTTCTATCCATATATGAAGAAAAAATAAAAAACTTTTTCACATTTCTTTTACTATTTCATCACAGATTCATCACATTTACAATGTATATTAGTATTTGAACAAAGCCAATAAGACTTTTTTCAAAATCTTTTTCTTTTTCATATGCCGGTATTCCCTTATACCGACTCTCCTTCTTTTTATATTTTTATAAAAGTAGACATGAAAATAAGAGGCCATAATCTATCCCCCCTCAAGATTATGGCTTCTTATTTTTTGTACTTTTTCTCCCGAGCGCAGTGAGCATGCTGTCCAAATAGCTTCCGTAACAAAAAAACAGCTCAAATACAGTAATAACTGAATTTAAACTGTTTCACAGTGAAGCATCGGGGATTCGAACCCCGGACAACTTGATTAAAAGTCATGTTACCTAACTGCCACGGAACCGCATAAATGCTGGGTTTGTAAGAATCTCGTGATACGAAATTGATACATTAGGTATTTTATAGTATTTTGCGATATCTGTCAATGATGATTTTATAAAGTTGACAAACAGAATATACGTTCGTATAATTAAGTATATAACAAACAAACGTTCTGTTTTTTTTGAAAGAAGGTGGCACGAATGAAGAATAATCTTGTATATGAAAATCACGATGCCTACTTATTATATAATGCGGCATTGGAGAAGAACCCTGAGTTACCTGCACACGGCAGCATATCCGTACAGTATGCCCTGTACCTATATTACAAGGCATATCCCGAGGAACGTCCCATAGGATATAGATACAAACGACATATGTTGGCGTAATGTCGAAAACTGTCCACATTTATCTATTGCTCTAATCCCAATTATGTTGTATCATTTATTTGCAACCAGAGGTATGAATATTCTTTTTCGTCGCAGAACGGCCGGCACTGTAATGGTGTCGGCCGTTTTGCGACTTGACATCAGAGCTTCCAAGCGTTATTATTGAAAAAACTGGTAATACTTCCACCATTTCCTTCTTTGTCTGAGAGGCTGTACTTTATGTATAGTCTCTTTATTTATGGCCACTAAAAAGGCCCCGGCGGGAGACTCGGGACCTTACAGCGTTTTACAGTTGCCCTCTGTGCGTTGATAGTTACAGTAGTGCTCCTGTTTTATCAGTATAACACATCTTACCAGACTTGTCCACGTATCAGGCCGCCAGCATTTTTAGATTCTGGTTCAGCACGAACTCCTTGATCTGGTCATATCCCCACCCACAGTTCACCAAACCACTCACGATCATTTCAACTGATTGTACAGCCTTCAGTTCTTCCTCACTAAAATAATCCCGGAGATTCTCCTTTTTAGCTATGCCATATTCTTCTCGGAGATGTTTTGCATCTTTTCCGAATACCGCCTTATATACGATATTCGTATATGTGGAATAAGCATGGCCATGCATTCTTTCATTTTCTTCTGACTGCTGCAAAGCGTTGGTAAGAGCCTGACGGACAGCAATGCCTTTTTCGCGCTCCTTCATTTTACCAATGAGAACTTTTTCCATAGCATTAAACTGACGGATATAGGCCTCTTTAAACTTCATAGCTTTTTCCCCAGTGTAGCCCATAACTAACATGGTAAACCCATCGCGTGTCATATAATACATGGGCTGCCTTTTGTTTTGTGAATTGAGATAAGAGGACAGCTCAAAATTTAGCCGTCCAAATTCCTCACTGCAATCCATTTCCCGTATATCTTTCAAGACATTCTTATGTTCTTTTCCAAATGTCTCCGCTACATCCAAGCTTGTACATACTGTCACTTCATCTTTATTCATTTTCTTGATCTCTACTAACATAAAATCATCCTTTCGTTTTATTTTGTAGTGATAAGATATCTATGTTCTGTTTTTTATCTGAGCGCTCCCGTTTTGTCCGTGTAGCACATCTTTCCGGACTTGTCTACATAGTAGACTTTGCCCCCGGTCCTTACCAGCTCATCTGCAGCCATTGCTCCATTGGCTTTCAGGTAGTACCAGTTCTTTTTCCATTCGATCCAGCCTGTTTTCATCCAACCGCTACCGTCAAAGAAGAACCATACCCCGCCAATCTTTTCCCAATCATTTTTCACATATCCGCCGTCTGCATGACGGTACCACCAGCGGCCATCCCTTACCTGTATCCAGTTGTTCTTTTTGAGATATGCAGATACTGCAGATTTTGTCTTCTCTCCAACACATCCATCCGGATTAACACCCACAAGGCGCTGCACCCGGATAGTCTGTGCCTCTGTGTCTGGCCCGAAATCTCCATCAACATTTACACCGCTGCCGAATGTATTCAAAATTTTCTGCCATGCTGTTACCGCTGTCCCTGTATCGCCCCTGGACAGCCAGTTTTTGGTATTACCAGATGGAGTATTCCCGGACATTGCACTGCCTGTAATACCGGCTACAATGGCATTTGCCATCCTCTCTGCTGTATACTTTGCGGCATCATCCGTATTATCACAAAAACAGCACTCAATCAACAGGGCTGGGCTGACCGTATGCCGCAGCACATAAAGACTGGGATTTGTTTTTACTCCTCCTCCCCTTTTTGTGTATCCCAGTTCCCCGATCCGGTCTGCGACCCTCTGAGCATAGGATTCGGCGGCAGAGCCCCAGTTATAGATAAATACCTCTGTTCCATGTGCCTGTCCATTGTAGCAGTTGAAATGGATGGACACATCCAGATCCACAGCATGCGCATTACAGTTCGCCACGATCGCGGCAAGATTGCCGTTCACAGTTCCGGAGCTTTCATCCGTACAGTCATAGACTGTATGGCCTGCCGCCTGCAGTTTACGGATCACCAGGTCTTTCACCTTTCGGTCCTCTGATGTTTCGGAAAATATACCGGACGCTCCCGGAACCTTAAAGTTATGTCCTGCATGTACATTGATCTTCATTCCTTTTTCCTCACTTTCTATATTTAAGATTTCCTGATGTATCTTCAGTATCTTCTCCCCGTATCCTTTGCCTGCCGCCCATCCTGTATGGTTTGGGTTCTCCTGTATCCCCAGCCACTCCACATATTCAGCCATCCCGCGTTTTACGAAGTGGAAGCGTGGGTCTACGCATCCCTGTTTTAATGGCTGGTCACAGGCATAGGCTTTTAGGTGCTGGACCTGCGCACGGATTCCCAGCCGTGGACTGGGGAAATTGTTCCCTTTCGTTCCGGTGGCGGTCACACCCATCCCACAGAAATTGTTCTGTTTTAGGATGACTGCAGACCCGGCGAAGGTAAAATCCCCAGTCTCCAGACAGGATTGTGCAAAGGCGATATCACCTTTTACTCCCTCCGATTCTCCTTCTTCCAGATACAGCGGTATCATATCCAGTACGGACGGCTCCACACTGGGGTTTCTGCTCTTGATATATCTGCGCATCTGCTCTGCCGTGGCAGATGCTCTTCCCATGATTAATACACCCATTTCTTTTCCTTTCTGCTCAGAAGAGGACGATCACTCGCCCTCTGGTCCTTCTTCCGTTTCTTTCTTCCCGTCTTTTTTCAATAAGTTCCGCAGCATCTCATAAAATCCCGTGCTTGCCAGACCTGAAATCATACCGCCAAGCACCACCTCTGCGTTAATTCCGTTACTCATGTTGATAAGTATTGCGATAATTGTTCCCATAGCAAGAGCGGCAAGTGGGATGTACCTGTTTTTTATTGCAGGTATTGCCGTCTTGATTACATAGCCCACCAGCAGGCAGATGCCTAATATTACCGGGTTGATATAGTTTGTCAAAAAGCTTAAGTCCATGA